TACTAAAATAATAAAGTTTTATCATGTACCTGTGCAGTATTTACGTGCTGAAAAGATAATGGATAATCCTAAAATAGAAAACTATTACTACTGCACTGATTGGAATGACCAGAGAGCAGTTAAGAATAAAAAGAAAGTTCCAGCATTTGAAACGAGTAATGAGAAAATGGAAATACTTTATATTAAAAATTATTCTCCAAGCCTTTATTATTACTCTCTACCTGATTGGGTTTCTGCACTACAATTTTCATTCGTAGAAGCTGAATTATCCAATCTACACATCAACAATATAGAAAATGGTTTCTTACCTGCTGTTATGTTAAACTTTAACACAGGAGTTCCTGCACCGGAAGAAAGACAGACGATAGAAGCATTAGTGCAAAATAAATTTACTGGAACTAGAAACGCTGGCAGATTCATGTTGAGTTTTAATGATGATGTGGCGAGCAAACCTACCATAGATGTAATCAACATTGACAACTTACATGAGAAATATGAATATGTTGCAACTTACGCACAAGATAGAATACTTGTAGCACATAGAGTAACATCGCCACTTTTATTTGGTATTAGAACAGAAGGAAATGGTTTTAGTTCTCAATCAGAGGAAATGAAAACCGCATTCTCAATCATGCAAACGATGACTATCTCTCCCTTCCAAAATCTTTTATTAAATTCATTAGATTATGCATTGGTTTGTGGTGGGTATGATGATACAGAATTATACTTTGAACAATTGACACCATTAGTAATTCTTTCACAAACTGCAGAGGATACTGATAAGTCAGTTGGACAAGTAGAAGATGAAACGAATAAATCTATGGAAAATCCTGCAACACAGGATAACCCCGGAGACCAAACTCCAAACGAACCTTCTAAACCTACTAAACCAGCACCAGGATTAGATGAACCGATAAATCAATACTCTGCGTTTTTCAAACAAGATTATCAAATAACTAATAAATAATATATAACTATGAGCTATGCTTTATTCATAAACCGAAATGATATTATTAAAAATACTCCACTACAAGGAGCAATAGATGCGGATGCATTATTACCATTTTTAAGAACTGCACAAGATAAATACTTAAAGAATCTATTAGGAACTGTCCTATTTGATTACTTACAAGCACAAATAGTAGCTAATACTGTCTCTGCACTTTCAGTATTTTATCAGGACTTATTAGATGACCATATAAAGAATACTCTAATGTGGTATGCTTGTGTAGAATACATACCATTTTCCTCAATACAATTCAAATCCAATGGAAGTGTTAAGCAACAATCAGAACAGGGAATTGCCCCTTCTAAATCAGAAATAGATTATCTTTTAAGTAAGGCTCAATCGAACGCTGATTACTATGCACTTCGATTACAAAATTATTTAGTTGCATATTCTAATCAAATACCGCAATACTTACAATCAGTTGGTAATATGACACAAATATATCCAGACCAAACAAATCAATATTTTGGTGGCATTCAATTATAATAAACTATGGCAACATCATTTTTACAAAATAATTTAGGAACAAACTATACATTATATTTTAATGTTATTGACTATTTTAAGACTATAATGCAAAATCACCCTACAATACAATCTGTAAGTCAAGGTGATATAAGTGATATAGATGTTGAACAATACCAATTATATCCTTTGGGCAATGTAAATATATTGAGTGCAGATTTTAATGCAAATACAACGGATTATACAATTCAATTAATAGTTGCTGATAAGATAAAGAATAAAGATAATGAATCAGTTGGTAGAACAAATGCATTAGATGTCCCTTTTTATGGAGATGATGATACTATTGATATATGGGCAAATATGTTAGGGGTTGTAAATGACCTTACAGCATTCACTCAATATTCAGTTGAAAGTTTTAATATCAACGACCAAATCGTAAATGAACCCTTTGCTGAGAGATTTAATAATGGATTAGCAGGTTGGGTTTCTACTTTTACACTTACTACACATAACGATAGACCGAGATGTTTATATAACTTATATGAAACAACACCACTTGAACTTGAAGTTACTTATGTAGCAGTAGCAGGAGGTGGAGCAGGAGGTGGATATAGACACGCAGGTGGTGGTGGAGCTGGTGGTCATTTGACTGGGTCAGCCACTTTACTTCCTGGAGTTATATATCCAATTGTAATTGGTGGTGGTGGAACCGGAACAGCAATATACAATCAACCACCTTCAAATGGAAGCAATACAACTTTTAATGGTTTAACTTTAATTGGCGGTGGTGGAGGAAATGGTGAGTCTGAACAAATTTCTGGCAGTGGTGCAGCAGGTGGTTCAGGCGGTGGCGGCTCACCATTTAATGGTGTTGGTGGAGCAGGAGTAGGTGGAGCTGGAACTGCAGGACAAGGTAATAATGGTGGTAATGGACAACTCATTTTGGGTAACTACTCCGGCGGTGGAGGAGGTGGAAAGGGTGCAGTAGGAGCTAATGCTAATAATGCAGGTGGAAATGGAGGTATTGGTAGTAACGCATTCTATAATGGTGTATTATCTACTTCTCCATACTACGCAGGTGGCGGTGGTGGAGGTAGATATTCAACTGGAACAGCTGGGACTGGAGGAAATGGTGGTGGTGGAGCAGGCGATGTAGGTTCTGGTGGTGCAGTTAATGGAACAATAAACACCGGTGGCGGTGGTGGCGGAGCAGGTGGAGGATTTGAGCCAATTACTTCAACAAGTGGTAATGGTGGTAGTGGTATTGTAATTATACAATATGCAGGTGCAATCAAAGGAACAGGAGGAATTATAGCCAATGCAAATGATTTTACTACACACACATTTACAGCATCAGGCAATTTCCAAATAACATCTTAATAAATAAATTATGGCACACTTTGCAAAAATAGAAAATGGAATAGTAACTAATGTAATCGTAGTTGATAATCAACACCAATCTAACGGACAGGTTTGGATAAATGAGGTATTAGGATTAGAAGGTCAATGGATACAAACATCATACAATAATAGAATAAGAAAACAATATGCTGGAATAGGATATAGTTATGATACAGAAAATGATGTATTTATTACACCACAACCATTTCCAAGTTGGGAATTAGATGCGAGTTTTGATTGGAAATCACCAATCCCATACCCAAGCGAAGAAGGTTTGTGGGATTGGAATGAAGAACAACTAATTTGGGTAAGAATATAATGCCAGGTAAAGATTATAAATCCTTAAAAGCTGTTGCTAAAGAAATTCAATCGAATTTACAAAAGTATGCACCTTATAAGACTGGTAATCTTCGTAATAAATTAAGAACTGCTAATACAATCAATACCATTATTGGTGAGAACAGATATGATTTTAACTATAAAAAGAAATCAACTGATATTAAGGTTTCAGTAGAGGTTTCACCTGATGGAGCAAGGTATGGGGTATTCTTTAATGACCCACCTGCAGTAGGACCTAAACGTCAAAAATTGAAACAAACTGCAGAACGTAAAGGCAATTGGAACTTTGGCCAAAGAAGTATAGATGATGCAATTTACAAATATTTAGATAAGTTTATAGATGAAATTGAACGAAATACGGCCAAAACTATTGAAGACGAGCTAGATAAACTTTAATTTATAGTCTACGCCCACTACTTTTTCTATTTTTATTGGTTAAATAATAAATAACTAATTAAATGTCATATTCTTTTATACAAACACCGGCAACTATGTCACTGGCGCAATCGCCGGTTATATTCGCGGTATCATCTTCACAATATATTACCGAAAGTAATTTTCAATATATAGGTGAATTAACTATATGGACAGGTTCTCTTACCGCAAGTGGTAGTGGAGATACGTGGACCTTAGCAAAGTATCCATCTGCAACTGGTTTAACGGGTATTTTTGATTTGAGTAGAATAATAAACTCTACACAAACAGAATTGATAGAACAAAATATCTCTCCGATTAAATATTTCCGTTTCGATAGCTATTATCGCTATCAATCAGGTTCATTATATTTTACAGGTTCTACTATATCCTCTGCAGTATTTCAAGGTGCGGACGGATATCAATTATTTCCAGAAACAATAGGTGCACAAGTAAATACTTTAACACCACTTTGGCCTTTAATGACAAGTGGTCCAACAACTCAATCTGTTTTTGTAGATAATGTTGGAACTAGCACAGTTTTTGTTGGTAATGTTGGACAATCTATTCCTACAAAAATAGTTTATTCAGGTAGTACGGGTAATGGACAATTTATAATATCTTCCTCAACTACTAATTCCAATACTTTGGTTGCAGGATTTCCAAATGCTCCTGCACAATCAGGCTTTCCTTTATCTACTGGTAGTTTAAGTTCATATACTTTACAAGCATATTCAGGTAGTGTCGCATTGGGACAACCAATTACATATAATATAACTTGCCAACAAAAGTATCCAAACATTAGAATTAAATGGAAAAACCGATTTGGTCAATTTGATTATCTAAACTTTGATATGGTAAATAGACAATCCATATCAAGTGAAAGAAGGACTTATCAGCCTCAATTAGGTTCGTGGGGTGGTAGAACTTTATCTTACAATTCATACGATTCACAAACTTTAGCATATATTATTGATTCCAAACAAACTATTAGTGTAAATTCAAATTGGTTGAGTGAGGACTATAATGATATTCTAAAACAATTATTAGTTTCTGATGAAATATATTGGATGCAATACAATACAACTGATGTAAGACCTCTAACAATTACAACCTCAAATATTCAATTCAAAACTGGTGTGAATGATAAACTTATTCAATACCAATTTGATTTCCAATTAGGACAAAATTACAAGCTAATAATTTAACAACATGGGTATAACCAGCACACAAGGTTTTAAATTTAAGTTAGTAGCTAGTGGAAGCTATGGTAGTCAACAATTAGATTTATTTGATGATGAGGAAATCCGTTTATCGGATAATGTCACAGGTCTATTTGATATTGGTGTTCTTCCATCTGATTTTACTCGTCAAATTACTTTACCCGGTTCAAAAACTAATAATAAGTTTTTTGAGTTTGTCTATGATATAGCAATAGAAAACCCATATCTTTTTTCAACAAATACAAAAGTATCAGCATATTTTGATTTTGATGGCATATATCTTGCATCAGGATACATTCAATTAAATAAAGTAAATGTATTATCTAACAAGTTTATTGAGTCATATGATGTAACAATATATGGAACTCTATCTTCATTTGCTAGAGATATTAATAGAAACTTTTTAACTGATTTAACTTCTCTTTCTCAATACAATCACACCTCCTCTTACAATAATATTAGTGCAAGTTGGGGTGGTAATCTATTTAATGGAGATATAAGATACCCACTTGCAGATTATGGTTCAGGTTATCAATTCACTTCCGGACAATACGAATTGTTTGGTATGGATGATACTAATGGTGCACTAACAATACAAAACTTTAAACCAGCAATTAGAGTAAAACCAGTATTAGATGCAATCTTTACTGAAGCTGGATATACCTACTCATCATCATTTATGCAACAACCATTTTTAGATGATGTTTATATGATTTGTAATAACAAATTAAAGTATCCAATATATGCAGGGTATGATTTAGAAACTTATGGTAAAATTAAAATAGCTGCAATTAGTGGTAGTGGAATGACAGATATTACTTTACCATCAGGCAGTTTCGTAACTCTACCCTGGTTTAACACACTATCAGACCCACAAGGGTTTTACAATAATGGTGCATATACAGTTGATAAACGAACTAACCTAACCGGCGTTCTAAATCTAAATATAAATGTAAGTTGTTCCGCTAATAATATGCCAGGAACTCTTACTGCAAATGGAACGTGGCAAATGAGATTATTAGAGACCGGTAGTTCCACTCCTGTCTCAACCCGTGCAATTCAATCATATATCTTTTTCTTTGACCAATTGCAACAAAGTAGAACAGGCGGTATCAACCAAACATATGATTTAGCAACAGAATTTATTTTTGAAGATGTGCCAACAGGTAGTTATTATTTCCAAATACGTCAATCACCTAACTTTCCATCTTCGGTTGCAGCCTTACCGCTTGTAACAATGGACCCGCAAGGAACAACTAAATCTTATTTACAAATTAAGGAAGTAAAACAGGCAGCAGATGGTAGGGTATTAGATATACCTTCCAATATGCCATTTGGGACAGTGGGGATTAAGCAAATTGATTTTATAGTAGGATTACAAAAGAAATTTAATTTAGTAATCTATCCTAATAAAAATAAATTAAATGAATTTATTATTGAAACATTTAATGATTGGTATAAGACAGGTAAAATAAAAGATTTTAATAGATATATAAATTTAGATAAAACCATAGAAGTTATTCCAGCTAATAATCTTGCAGTAAATAAATTAAACTTTGGAGATACATTAGATACAGATTATATTTCACAACAATTTGCTAAAGCGGCAAATAGAGAATATGGTAAACAATACTATGTAGATACTAGCAATTTCTTTTCACAAGGAGAATTTAATGTTAAAACAACATTTGCATCAGACCCTCTAATTAGAATTGCAGGTACGGGTATATCTGGTAGTGTTAGTGGATTAGTTCCTACTGTAACACAATATCAAGTTGGATACTTAAAATCAAGCACTGATGCTGCAGGTTTTGATACGTGTAATGCATATTCATTTCCACCATACTATACATCAACTGGAACTATACAAACGGGTTTAACTGTTTATGTAGACCCATATGGAAATAATCCATTAACTGGATATTCAAGTTTCGTAGATTTATCAGGACAAGTTTGGAGTTTAAATAATGTTACTGCTGTAATTGGATTAAATAGTGGGATATTCTGTTAAAAAATAAATTATTATGAGCCAAATAATTCCAATATTCATACCCACTTTTATCAGTGACCCATTATATAATCCGGGTAGGGTTTTACCACATCTTTATTTTTTTAATGGTATGGTTGATTGTCAAAGGTATTATATCGAAAGTGGTAGTTTAACTACTGCAGGTGTTTCATATGAACAAACTCAATTTCCTTATTTTGATAATTATAATGTAGTAACAGGTAGTTTTCCTACTACGGATAGTGTATCTTTATTATTTTTTAATGAGAATGCTTCGTATGGAGAAATACCAGATGAGTCTCTGTATACAACTTATTGGTCTCAATATGTTGAATTACTTTACAATCCAAAAACAAGACTAATAAATGCTACGGCAATTATACCCCTTGCGGATTATTTTAAGATGGAGCTTAATGATGTAGTAGAGTGGCGCGGGAACTATTATCACCTCAGGGCAATAAATGATTATAGTTTAAGTAACGGGGAATGTTCACTACAATTATTAGGACCGATAATAGGAGATACGATTGCAGCACTATTACCACCTCAACCAATTCCACCGGCACCAGTAACAGGTAGTGGAGACTTTAGTTATGACTTCGGATATGATTTTAATTAAACGTTGTTAAATAGATAATATGATAAAAGAAATAATAGATATGTTAGCACTCAATGAATACTATGGAGTATCTGAAAGAGTTGAAATTGCTAAAGGTAAGTATGAATATATTACAAGTTGGAAAAGGGCTTGGGAAAAAATTAAAAGAAATACACTATGGCTAAGAAAGTAGAAGTCGATATAGAAGTCAACTCAAATATTGAAGGGTCAATTGCACAATTAAAAGAATTAAAGTTGCAATTGAAACAAACTGCTGCAGGCTCAAAAGAGTTTAAGGAATTATTTGGTCAAATAGATGATTTAGAAGATAAGATTAAAGCAGCAAAAGGTGCATCTTCAGATTGGATAGATACATTAGAAAACGCCGGTGGTCCATTAGGAGCATTAGGTGGTGCAATAAATAAAGCAAAAGTTGCAACCCAATCATTTGGTGCAGCATTCAAAGCAATTGGTATTGGATTATTAGTAAGTTTAGTTGGTGGATTAGTAGGAGCATTTAGTCAAACTGAAGGTTCTATGAAAAAATTAGAACCACTACTAATTGGAATGGAAAAAATCTTTGGTGGAATACTTGAAGTAATTCAACCTCTGTTAGATGCCTTTTTAGAATTAGCACTTAAAGCCCTACCATATATCACATCTGGTATTGGTAAATTATATTCAGGCTTTGTTGCCTTCTTTACTTTAATAAAAGAAGCAGGAACAGGTGTTGGTAAAGTTCTTAAAGGTATATTCACATTAGATACTGATGTTATTAGTGAAGGTTATGAACAAATAAAAGGTAGTTTAGGTAAAACAGTAGAAGCATATGAGGAGGGTGTTAAAAGATTTGAAGCGGGAACGAAGAAACTTACTAAAACTCAAAAAGAAAATGCAAAGAACGGACAAGATATAGCAGATAAAGCCTTACAAGAAAGGTTAAAAAGATTAGATGCGGAGGATAAATTAGATGAAGCTAAATTAGCTAAACTAAAAGCTGAGGCAATGGTATTAGCATTTAGTGAAGAACAAAAGTTAGCAGTTGAAAAAGCATTCTATGAAAAATCACTTCAGTTAAAAATAAAAGATAATCTTGATAAACAAGCACTATACGATAAAGATAGTTTAGAATACAAAGCATTAGAAACAGAAAAGATAAATCTACAAGCTGAAAATATCAATAAAACAAAAGAGTTTATTGAAAAAGATATTCAATTATATGAACAAAGGTCAAAGGAACGTCTTGAGTTTGAAACTAAATTAGCTGAAGACTTAAAGAAATTAGATGATGAAGCGAAAGCTAAAAAGATATTAGAATTAGAAGACCAAACCCGTTTAGATGAAGCAAGATTAAAAGTTCTTGAAGAAAATACTTTATTATATTTTGATGCACAAAGAAAATTAGAAGATGACCTTTATGCAGAAAAGATTGCAAAAGCAAAAGGTAATGCAAAACAAATAGAAGCAATTGAATTAGAACATAAAGCAAATCTAAAAAATATTGATGATGCAGAGTTTCAAGCTAAAAAGGATTTACAATTACAAATAGTAAGTTTATATGGTGGATTTGGTAGGGCATTACAGGAGTTAGCAGGTAAGAATAAAGGATTAGCAATTGCAGGTTTAATTATAGAACAAGCAGCAGGT